ATGAAGTTTTAATTGGAGGTTAATCATGCCTATTTGGATCGCAAGTGCAATTTTTTTAGGTTCTGCTTATAACGCAAGTGAAGCTCGTAAATCACGAGAGCAAGCAGAAAGAGATCAGCAAACAGCATTGTTGCAGCAATCATCTGACCAAGCAGCCATGCGTTCTGAGTTATCTCGGCAGACTGCTGAGTATGCGAAGCAAGGTGCATCACTTGAGCAGCAGGCTAACACTGCGCGTGAGGCATTCCAAGCATCGCAGACAAACTACGCAGCCAACAAGCTAGAGATGGAAAAAAAGGCCAAGGAAGTGCAGGCTGCTGCAGATGAAGAGCGCCGCAAGGCTGCTTCCGCAGAGGCCTCTGCCCTTAGAGCTCGCACTCGCGGTGGTCGCCGGTCGCTGCTGTCCAGTGAGCGCCTAGATGCCGAGCTGGGTATGGTGGCAGACCTTAACAGCCCCGGCATGAGGTTGCAGTAATGGCTACGCTACCAGAATTTAAGCAGCGCAAGTTAGCGCGCCGTAGCACTTCTGATATTGGCCGCTTGGCAGAGCAATACAAAAGCAGTATTGCTGGTATTACTGGAGAATACGAAAAATCTTTTAAAACCTACCAAGCTGGTGTGGCCGGAAAGATGCAGCCATACGAAGCTCAAGTTGCACAATACAAAGATGTTGCGGTTCCAACGTATGAATCACAGCAAGCTGCCTACAAAAGCAATCTAGACAAGTACAACAAAGTTGTTGAAAGCATTAAGGCTGATCCAATTACTGTAACTACCGGATACAGAGAACAAAAGAAAACCAACTATCAGGGTTGGTTGTTTGGCCAGACTGAACAAGTGCCATACGAGATCTATACGCCAAAAGCAATTCCTAAATTTGAAGAAGTTGCGCCAAAAGCACCAGACATCCCTGTGGCACCGGACGTCGGCAGCTTTGACCAGACAGCGTTTGATGAAAAACGCAAAGAGGTAGAGGGTAGTTTTAAACGTGAGATTGGTGAGCGCAGGGCAGCCAAGATCGGTGCCGTGTCTCGCAAGATAACCAGACCATTACTTAGTAAGGAGCAAGCATGATGGACATGAAAAGCAAAATGCAGGAAAAGGTAGCCAAGACAATGCGAGGCTATAAAGAGAAGGCCGTAGAAAAAAGTGCGGCATCCAAGCCTATGCCGATGCGCGGCCAGCGCACAGCAACAAACGCCATGTCGAAGGCTAAAAAGAAATGAAAAAAGTCTGGGACAAGCCCCGGCCAAAGGATCTTGGCAAGCCAAAAGAGATGTCTTCCGCTGAGAAGCGAATGGCCATGCGCCGCGCTGCCAAGGCAGGCCGTCCTTATCCCAACCTCATTGACAACATGGCTGCGGCGCGAGAAAAGAAGTGAGCAAGTACAAGGATCCAGAGGGTGGACTGACCGAAGCCGGTCGGCGTAAGTTTGAGAGCTCTGGTGAAAGCGGAAACTTGAAGCCCGGGGTCAAGGAAAAGAACCCAACTGGTCAGGCGCTGCGCCGCAAGGGATCTTTTTTGACACGGTTCTACACCAACCCGAGTGGGCCTATGGTGGGAGACAACGGCAAGCCGACCCGATTGGCACTGGCGGCAAATGCATGGGGTGAGCCCGTGCCGCGCACGGCAGCATCCGCAGCAAGGCTGGCTGCAAAGGGTCGCAACTTGCTTGAGAAATACGAATTGCAAAAGGATTGATATGGACTACGACAAAAGTGCACTAGGCGGTATGCGCCTGACACCCGACCAGATTTTGAAACGACAGGCTGCAGCTCAGTCGAAGAAGGATGAGTTTCAACAGCTGTATCAAGACGCATACGAGTTTGCCTTGCCCCAGCGCCAGCTCTATGGCGTGTGGGAAGGCGGCGCTACTGGCAGCAAAAAGATGCAGCGCGTGTTTGACTCGACCGCCATCAACTCTACCCAGCGCTTTGCCAATCGGTTGCAGTCTGTAGTGTTTCCACCCCAGCGCAAGTGGGCCAAGCTGGAGGCTGGGTCAGACATTCCACCAGAGCGCAGGCAGCAGGCGCAGGCCGTGCTTGAGGTTTACCAAGACAAGATGTTTACCATGCTAAACCAGTCTAACTTTGACATTGCCATGGGCGAGTTCTTGTTGGATCTGGCTGTGGGCACCGCCTGCATGATGGTCCAGCCCGGTGATGATGTCCAGCCCCTTAACTTTATCCCTGTCCCACTTTTCTTAGTGAGCTACGAGGAGGGAGCCAACGGCCAAGTGGATAATGTGTATCGCCGCATGCGTATGAAGGGCGAATCTATCCAGCGTCAGTGGCCAGATGCCAAAATCCAAGATGACTTGGCCCGGCGTATTGAGCAAAAGCCAACCGATGACATCGAGCTGCTTGAGGCCACCATCTATGACTACAAGCGTGGCGACTATTGCTACCATGTGATTGACAAATCTTCCAAGGAGGAGCTGGTCTACCGCCGCCGGAAGATGAGCCCGTGGGTTATCAGCCGCTACATGAAGGTGGCTGGAGAGATCTACGGACGTGGCCCACTGATGACCGCCCTGCCTGACATCAAGACGCTAAACAAGGTCAAGGAGCTGCTACTCAAGAACGCATCATTGGCTGTGGCTGGTGTCTATACAGCGGCAGATGATGGCGTGCTCAACCCCAACACGGTCAAGATTGTGCCGGGTGCCATTATCCCTGTGGCTCGCAATGGTGGATCACAAGGACCAGCCCTGCTTGCCCTGCCTCGCTCTGGCGACTTCAACATCAGCCAGTTGGTGATCAACGACTTATCGGCAAGTATCAAACGCATTCTGCTGGATGAGTCTTTGCCGCCAGACAACATGAGCGCTAGGTCAGCCACTGAGATCGTTGAGCGCATGAAAGAGCTGGCGCAGAACTTAGGATCTGCTTTTGGTCGTTTGATCAATGAGACCATGATTCCGGTCACCGCCAAGATCCTTGAGGTTATGGATGAGCGCGGCCTGATTGACATGCCCCTGCGCGTCAATGGGCTAGAGGTCAAGGTCACGCCTGTGGCTCCGCTGGCCATGGCTCAGAACATGGAAGAGGTCAATTCCATCATGCAGTACATGCAGATCTCCCAAGGCCTCGGCACCGATGGCCAGCTGGTTATCAAGACCGATGTGCTGGTGGACTACTTGGCCGACAAGCTGGGTGTGCCTGCCTCTGTTCGCAATACAGCAGCCGAGCGTGCAGTGCTAATGGAAGAGATGCGTAACCAACAACAGCAGCAAGCCATTGGCCAAGCCATGATGATGCAAGCCCAAGCACAAGGTGGTGCGCCGGGTGGCATGCCAGCCCCACAAGGTATGCCAGTATGAGCTGGGAAGAGCTAGATGCCATTGGCCAGCCAAGCGATATCCGAGAGGTTGACCAAAAGCGCGAGGATCTGGTCAAGCTGACTCTGCGGGTGTTTGGGTCAGAGGATGGCCAAAAGCTACTTGAGTGGCTCAAAGATATATATGTGAATGTGCCCATCGCCGTACCGGGCACAGATTCCTCGTATGCCTACTTTGCTGAAGGGCAGAGATCGGTGGTGAGGGACATTGAGGTACGGATTAACTCAGCAAGGAAACTATGAACGACACAGCAACCGTCGAGCCCGGTGCAACCGGCCTACTTGACAATGTGCAAGTAAATGACGAAACCCAACCAGAAAACCCGCAAAACACCGAAATCAGCCACAAGGCTGCGGACCCCAGCGCCCCCGAGCCCGAGGATCCTTTGGAGCGGCCAGACTTCTGGCCCGAGAACTTCTGGAAGAAGGACTCCAACGAGCCCGACTTAGAAGGCATTGCCAAGAGCTGGTCAGATCTGCGTAAGCAAATCAGCCAAGGCAAACACAAAACGCCTACGGATGGCAAATACAACCTCCAAGCATTTGGCGAAGAGGCAGACACCAACCCCATGGCCACGACCCTATCTGGTTGGGCCAAGGAGAACGGCCTGTCCCAAGCCGCCTTTGATGACCTCGTTGGCAACTTACAGACTCAAGCGCGTGAGCTGATGCAAGGTGACATGGTTGACCCGGTAGCCGAGATGAAGCAACTTGGACCCAAGGGTGGAGCCATTGTCAACGGCATGGTAGATTGGGCTCGTGGCCTAGTCAACAAGGGAGTCTGGTCAAAGGATGACTTTGATGAGTTCAAGATCATGGGCGGCACAGCTCGCGGCATCACAGCCCTGATGAAAGTGCGTGAGGCCTACGAAGGTCGGGTGCCAATTGAGTCTGCCCAGCTTGAGGGTGCCCCCAGCCAAGAGGAGCTGTATGCCATGGTCGGGGATCCCAAATATAAAACAGATGCTGCGTATCGGCAAAAAGTTGAACGGATGTTCGGCCAATACGCTAAATAGATCGGGACTCTTCACCCCGTTTGCCGAAAGGCAGTTGCCTTGACCCAGCCCCGGCTGGGTCTTTTTTGTACAACAATCAATAGCCCCTGTTGCATTGTTGTAAAAAAGTAATACAATCTCGTTAAGGCCCACCGGGAAACCGACCCTTAACCGCAGCGGATGCTGACGAATGGCTGGCGTAACCAGCAAGCACAGACCCGGATTACCGGCCCACCAGCGCGACAAACCCTGATCAACAACCGAATGAGGTATCAAAATGAGCGTTTCCCTATCAAACGCCTTTGTGACGCTATTCGACGCAGAGGTAAAGCAAGCGTACCAAGGCAAAGCAATGCTGGTAGCTGCTGTTCGTCAGCGTCGTGGTGTCGAAGGCTCCACTGTCAAGTTCCCTAAAGTCGGTCGCGGCGTAGCATCTGCTCGCGTCACACAGACCGATGTCACCCCAATGAATGTTGGGTTCTCCACTGTCACTTGCACATTGTCTGACTTCAATGCAGCCGAATACAGCGATGTGTTCAGCCAGCAAAAAGTTAACTTTGATGAGCGCTCTGAGCTCGTGCAAGTTGTCGGTAACGCAATCGGTCGTCGTCAAGATCAGTTGATCTTGGATGCGCTTGTTGCTGCATCAAGCACTGGCACAGTGGCAAATTCAATTGGTGGTGCAAACACCAACATGAACATTTCCAAGCTGCGCGAAGCTGCCAAGCTCTTGAACACGAAGAACGTGCCAAGCGATGGTCGTCACATCATCATCCACGCCAATTCATTGGCATCGATGCTTGAGCAGACCTCTGTCACCAGCTCGGACTTCAACAGTGTTAAAGCTCTGGTTCAAGGTGAGATCAACCAATTCATGGGCTTTACATTCCATGTGCTGGGTGACCGCACTGAAGGTGGCTTGCCCATCGATGGCTCCAGTGACCGCACTCTGTTTGCATTCCACAAGGATGCAATTGGCTATGCAGAAGGTATCGCTCCAAAGACCGAGATCAACTACATCCCAGAGAAGACCAGCTATCTTGTCAATGCCTTGTTTAGCGCAGGCGCAATTGCCATCGATAGTGAAGGTATTGTAAAAATCACCGCCCGCGACACAGCGGCTGCGGCTTAATAGGAGGGTCACAAAATGGCTTTCTCATCTACTGGTTTTAATACCGTTGGCGGTCAGGCAAAGTCTGGTAACGCACCATCCATTTACACCTACGCATCGACTGACGCACAGTCGGTGATTCGTGCATCTGGTTACTTCAACTCAGTGTCATCCATCCTTCAGATCGGTGACCTGATTTTTTGCTACTCCGCAACGGGTGGCACTCCAGTAATGTCCACAGCCTATGTGGTCAGCAACGCCTCCGGCGTGGTTGACATCACTGACGGCGTGACCGTTACTGCAACTGACACCGATTAACCTCGGAAGGTTGCAGCTGGGCCATCTTCTGGGGATTCTCGGAGGATGGCCTTTCTTACATTGAGGGGTTCAAATGGCTGCTGGTGACACTGGTGTATCGATCTGCTCTGATGCCCTCCTCCTAATCGGGGCGAAGGCAATATCATCTTTTAATGATGGCACGGATGCGTCAAGTGTTTGTGACCGCCTGTATCCCGACATCCGTGATTCCACTCTGGTCATGTACCCATGGACATTCGGCATGAAGAAGGTGCAGCTTGCAAGGCTGATCACCACCCCAAATAGTGTGTGGCTGTATGAATACCAACTGCCGGGTGACCGACTCGCCAGCCCCCGCGCTGTCTATGAGACCGCGCAGACCGGCGCTCGCCCACGGCAGGATTGGGAGATACAAGGCGACAAGCTCCTGACCAATCAACCTGAAGTCTTTATCGATTACCAATACAGCGTGCCAGAGTTTGCGATGCCGCAATACTTTGTGCAGTTGCTCAAGTACATGGTTGCTTGGCACATTGCCGAGACCGTGACCGAGCAGCAAGACAAGTCGGCCAAGTGGCAGCGAGTGGCCACCGGAGACGTAAGCGAGAATGGCCGTGGAGGCTACTTCCGCACTGCTGCCCAGATTGATGGCCAGAACAATCCAGTGCGAGTCATTGAAGACTACAGCTTGATTGCAGTGAGGAACTGATGCCACGCTTTGTTGAGTTCACCACCAACTTTGCTACAGGGGAGCTCGATCCCCTGCTACGTGCGCGGGTTGATCTGGCTGCCTACAACAATGCTTTGGCCAAGGCCACCAACGTATTGATCCAGCCCCAAGGCGGTCTGCGCCGTAGGCCCGGCACCAAGCATATTTTTGAGCTGCCAAACAGTAGTACCCCAAGCGCGGCCAATGGCGTGAGGCTGGTGTCGTTCCAGTTCTCAGTCACTGACAGCTACATGTTGTGCTTTACCCATAACCGCATGCATGTCATCAAAAATGGCGTGGTGCAGGCCAACATCAATGGCACCGGCAACAGCTACTTGACCACCACAATCGGCAGCGA